GACAGCTCCGGAAACAGTGCCCCTGCGGTATGCCGTCCGGCGGGATTCGGGCTGTCATGGGTGTCGTTGCGGCTCTCATACTCTGCTCATGCAGGTGCGCCCGGCCCGAAACGGAAAACGGGCCGTTGCCCGACCGGCTCATAAGCGCATCGCGGAGTCTTCCGCAAACAGAGACCTGTCTGCGCCCGGTTCAGCCACCCTTCCCGGCGGCGACTTGTCGCGGTGCAAGGAGACGCTCATGCAGTTGCGCGCAGTTTTTCCTGCCGGGCCGGACGAGTGCGTGAACCGGGGCCGGATTCCCCGGCGCAACGCCCTTGGGCGGAGCCGAACAGACGATTTCTCCCGGTGCGGCTGCATTATTCCGAAAATTTGTACTATCTTTGCAATGTTTCCATGAGACTTTGTTTCGCAAAACGGGGGTGCCCGGTTTTGACAGCAGGCAGAGTTTGATTGTAAGCACGCCGAGCGCTGTGTGGCGGCTCGTTAATCCCGATGCTCGATTTACAAATGGCAATAACAGCTATGCACTCGCTGCCTAATTTTCAGAGAAAGTTAGCTTAATCGCCGGGTCCAAGGAGGCTTGGCGACGAGTATCCCGGAGAGTGGTTCCGCTCTTTAACCGCTTTCCATACGGGGTATCATCGATTTAGAGATAGTGCGCCGGACCGTCCCGGCCGGCGTGCGAAATTCAGGGACTGGGACCTCGGTTAGGCGGCCGCCTGCCGGACCGGGGTAGAAGGATCAAGTGGCGGCTAAGCGTGTAGAAAGCTTTCGGGTTCCCTGTTTGGACGCGGGTTCGACTCCCGCCACCTCCACAATTACTAAACGCATCTGCTTTATTTACAAGTGGGTGCGTTTTGTTGTTGTATTATTCGTTGTATTGTTCGGTTTCCTGCATGAAAAATGGATGCCGGCTCAACATTTCGGCATTCTCTTGCGCAGACACTTTTATGTATTTTAAGAATGTACTCTCTTTCGTGTGCCCGGTAATCTTCATTATGGCAATAGTTGGAACTCCCGCTTTATAGGCGTTCGTCGCAAAGGACCGACGGGCGGTGTGAGAGGAGACGAGTTTATATTTCGGGATAATTTTTTCGACGTTCTTTCCGCCTTCGTTCTTATTGATTAGAACATCTTCGGTAATTCCCGCCAGCCGGCATAATTCTTTGATCTGTTCATTGAGCTTTTGGTCGCTGATCGTATTTGTGAGATCAAATCCGCTTTCAATGATTTCCCGGACTATAGGGTGAATAGGAATAACGACCGGGATGCCGGTTTTGTGGGTCTTGATCGTGATATGCCGTCCGATATGAGCGGCACTCAAACGCGAGAAATCGGACACCCGTAGTCCGGTGTAGCAGCCGATCAGGAACAATCCCCGCGCCCGTCTCAAAGCTGTGATTTTGCGGGGAATATTCTCTCCTTCTTGGGCTTTGTTGCAAGCGGCATCCTTCTGAACCGCAGAAGGGATATCGAGGGTGTATATTTTCTCCAGCTCTTTCAGGTCGAGATATACATTATCTACCGAATCCTTTGGCGCTATAAAATCCCGGTGGTCGGTTCCGTGTTCATTGTGAAGGCGGTCGCATACGCGTGATTCCCTATATACCTGCTTTACTATTTTTATAATGTTGCCAAAATAATTCCGGGAATACCCCTGCTCGTAAAACCAATGCTGGAACCGGTTGTAAAAATCAATGTCGATTTCACTGATTTGCAGGTGACGCCGTGTGTCTTTCTCGAAGTCTCGTAATTTATGAAGCGCCTGCGTATATTTCACGACTGTCAGTTTCTCTCTGGCTATGGAATAGCGGGGGATATATATCTTTTCCAAATAATCGGTGAAATATCGCTTCTCGGCATCCGATGCCTCTTCATTGGTTGCGGTCAATTCGGCAATCTTATCTGCAAATTCTTTCGCAGCAGGGGAAATCCGTGAGTCTGTGAAATATTTCACCGTCCTCTTTCCGATTTCTTCCCACCGGTCGATTTCATCGTTTATCTTGTTTCCCTCCTTGAAATCGGCCGTCGTCCGGGCGCGCTTCTTGGAATCGTTCCAATACTTCACCGGCACACCGATTCCGATGCTCTTCTTGTACTGTTTGCCATACAAACTTACGAGCATCACGATAGTCGCTTTCGGACGGTGCTTGTTGGTGACCGTAAAGGTTATCATAGTCTGGATTCATTATGGAGCGGTAGCGTAAATTATTGCACTTCGCTGACAATAATTATCCGCTCGTATATTTTGCCCTCAAAGGTATATTCATCGGTCTTGCCGAGAACCCAGCGCCAGTCGGTGATCCGTTTGGCATCGTAGATCGACTGCCATTTACTCCAGTCTGTAGCCTTGAATTTGAAACGAAGGTTGGCTACTTGGTAAAGCTTTATTTCTCTTGATTCGCTGACGTCCGGTCGAGATGTGTCGGTCGGAGCAATTTGAGCAAAAACTTCATCGTCGGGGAAAATCTCATATGGAAGCCGGTCGTCAATACTTAACAATCGTATTTCACCTTGCGTCCCTGATCCTTGACGATAGAACGTCTGTACATATTCATGTCCGACTTTATACTTGGTCGTATAGGGAACCGGATCGTTGCTGCTGTCCTTGCTGCAAGCGAAAAATAGAGGAATTGCTAATAATATAAATAATTTTTTCATTGTTGATGTGTTTTTTTTATAGCTATCTAAGCGACAATACTTTCTGGAAATTTTCCCTCTTTTTGCGGAGCTATTTTTGATTTAATTGCTTGGGTTTCTCTGTAATCACGAGCTTCTGCTACTTTGGTAAATTCGATTGTTGCATCGTTTTCATGCACAACTTCTTCTATTTCATCAAGAGTAACATTGAAGAATTCTTTACGAGAGTTCATTAAATTTGTTCGTTGGTGTTCAAATGCTTTATGTAGTTTATTTTCGAGTGTTGGAGCATCTTCACAAAAAATAATCGCATGAACATCGAATGGGAAGGGCACACTGGCGTCTCCGAGTTCTCGAACCCGATCCATTGGGTCGAGTCTGCGGGTCATACCTATTTTATACACATTTTCACCAAATGAACCAATGTTGGATATTACATATACATGTCCCCTTCGAGTTTGTTGGGCCATAGATAACGCACGTTCCTTGTTGGTTTCTGCTTCGGCTACGCGAACTTCGAGTTCCTTTATCTTGGCTAATAGTTTTTCTTGTTTTCCGCCTTCGACCGAAAGTATCTCTTGCCGAGCTTTTGCAAGTGCCTTTTGATAAGTTTCTTCTTCCTTCTGAGCCTTAGACAGGGCTGCTTCAATTTCTCTTCGTGCTGTTTCTTCTTCACGCATTTGTTCCCTAATGGCCCGTTGTTCCTCACGCTCTTCGTGCTTCTTGAGCTTGTATTCGTAGGCTAATCGTAGTTCATTAAGTTTTAATTCCTTATATTCTTCCGAAATGGTTATGCCTTGTTTTTCATAGACCTTATTTATAGCATCAAATGATTTATTCAGGCGGTCTTCCATGCGATAAACATTATTCCATTCAACATCGGCGATAAACCCTTCGCATTCACCATTGAAGGCACGCAACATCAGCTTTTTTTCTTTGTTTACCATGGCTTGTCCTTGTGCGAGACTTCCGTTCCATGTAATATTTTCTCCTCCGATTGCAGCCTGTTTGGTCTGGATAAATATTTTTTGGCGTTCTCTTATTCCGTATATTTCGTTTTGGTACTGCTCGGAAACATCAAAATTGAAATGAGGCTCATATACTCCATAATCTGCTAAATCAATAGTGTCTTGATATATTTGAATTTCTTTTTCTAATTTTTCATAAATATTATAAGCAGTTACATATTTATCCTGCAATTCTTTAAACTTCTGATTTTTAGCTTCTATTTGCGTATCAATATCTCTGAGCGGCTCGTATTTTTTAAGGACAATAAGGTTGTCAGATAAGGAATCAATATCCTTTTTTAGGGAGTTGATTTCAAACTCCTTTTCTTGTAATTTTTTTTCAAGCTCAGATATTGAGTCTTCTTTTTCCGCTAATTGGTTGCGAGCATCTTTCAGTTCTTGTGAAAGTTTGGCAATTTGGGTTAATTCTTTCTTTTTTAGGAAATCAAACATAATTACGCATTTTTTTTATGTTTAATTACATAATATTTCTCTTGATTACCCCCGTTACCCGCAATAGCCGACGCACATCCTCGAATGGTATTTCGAATTCCGGATAGAAATATTCCCCAGTCATTGGGCCGCTTTCGTGTTTCATGTGATTGTCGCTAAGACACCGGAACGCTGATTTTTCTTTATTATAATACAAGCGCTTCAGATAGCGATTTTCGGATGTTTCAACTACGTATACGGTGCCCGGCTCAATAAAACGTTCATTATACTGTTTGAGGCCGATAACGCATCCTGCAGGATAATTCGGTACCATGCTATTGCCGTATACCCGGAGGGCAAATTCACTGTCCTTCATAAGGCCTCCGATTTCAATCATACCTGATGGCCGTGCTTGTGTCATTTCCATGCCGTATGCTGTTCCTGCTGCTACTTCAGCGTCATAATAGGGGATTACGCGACCGATACTTATTGCACCGCTATCTGCATTCGTTGTGTATTCTGATAATTGTGTTTCTGTTCTATCCATATTCCCATTACCTGTAATTAGCCAGTTAATGTTCAAGTCTGGGAAACTCCTTGAAATATTGTCTAATTTGTCTTGCGAGGGATTATGTAGAACCCTATTGAAATATCCATTTGATAGTCCGGAAAGTAGTTCGAATTTGGAAACCGGTATCTTCTTGTATTTGCAATATTCCTTTACTCGATCTTTAAGTGTCATTATATCAGTGTATTTATTATTTTATAGTTAATGATAAAATAATTTTATAGACAAAATGTCTAAATTAATTCGCAATTGTCTAACTATTGTCTATATTTGCATTGTCAACATACAACGTATGTACAAATATAGGAAAAATAACGAATAAAAATGCTTCAATGAAACCCATGTGCAATAAAAGCCGGATAATGAAGAATGCGTGGTATTTAAAGCGCGTAAGTTCGATGGCATTTGCCGCATGCCTGCGCAAAGCATGGCGCAACGAGAAGCTGGCGATGATGAGGGCGAAGATCGAAAAGCGTCCGACGGAGCAGCCGAAGGCGACGGAATATCGTCCGGGACTTCTGACGGTTCCTGCGGACTATTACGGCGTGCGCAAGCAATATTATGGCGACTGATAAACAACGAAAAAACTATTGATACAGACATGAAGGCAAAAGAAGTAATGAAGCGACCCGATTATGTAGGGACGCTGCGCAGAATTCCAGTGGGGGTTACTCAGGTGTTCAAAATGGTCGGCACAACGTACAATTCGATGCTTACGGCACGTGGACGCCTGCAAAACAACAAGGAAGGGATGTGGCATTTCGAGATCGACACGGTGTCGAACGAAATGAAAGTGACACGGCTGTCGTAGCGTTGCGAGGTGAATCTGGAACAAATTGATTCTTATGACATCCGAGGACATTTACACTCACGTATCGAATCTTGAAGCTCGTTGTCGGGAGCTTGAAGCATGGCGTAGGCGCAGCGTCGATGTGACGCGGTTTGAGGAGGTTGGTTTAACTTCTGCGGAAGTTGCGCGATTCTTAGGGATGCGGGTGAGTACGGTCCGGAACTATGCACGTTACGGATTGATCGAAAAACATCCCGATTCAACCGACGGAAAACTGCTGTTTAAAGCTAATGTCGTGCTGATGCTTACCTATGAGGATTTGAAAAAAGCCAAACGTCGTTTAAAGTGGCAACTTAGGCAAAATTAGTCTGCAACTATACTAATAATAGTGATTTATGGAATCAGTATTTGAATTGCGGCCGTCCTACCAGTCGCCGGCCCAGAAAGAACGAAGCGAGCGGAACCGTCGCCGTTTCATGCGCCGCCGGGCGATCCTGCGGTGGGTAATGAGAACCTTCAGACTTTATCGCTAAGGGAATGGAATCCTATACGAACATATCCAGCTCCATGAACAGCCCGGAAGTTTTAGGCGATTACAAAAGCCAGTTCATCAACGGGTGTCCGCGCGGATCGAGAACGGCCGCGGAGGTATGCCTGCGCCAGTCGAGCCTTGAATCCTTCTGGCGAAGCGTGATTGAGGCGGTAAGGCGCGATCCGCGTGGCGATATAGACGGAGCAGTCTTCACCAGCGCCGATCTTGGCGTGTGTCTCGGTCCGTGGGATGTCGATGTCAGGCATCATTACGAATGGATCGAAAAGGAAGGCGGGGACAGTTATGCAGGACACTTCGAGTCGTACGGGGAGCTGAATGAAAGTTATGAAGTGATCGCAGCCTACGATGCTGAATACGATGAACAACTTACGGGGCTTCCGGCCGTACTCAATGCGTTTTACGAGGCCCACAAAATGAGATTGCACAACATCTGACATAAACTTTAGCCGTCCGCCCCACGATACGGGGCACTCGGAGAGTTACTCAAGTGGTGACGAGGTTTGGTTGCTAACCAGATAGGCCGGTAACGGCGCGGGGGTTCGATCCCCTCACTCTCCGCACTGATTGTTTAACCAATAAAAATTTCAAATCATGGAAAACGCAAACACGAATGCCGTAGCGACGGTAGATTTCCGCAACCTTCCGGACCTCTCGAAAGCCGAGGCCGAACCCGTAGAAATGTCGGGTGAATACTGGACGCCCGAAAAGGAGGGTGAGACGCGCCGCCTGTTCTTTGTGGGGCTGAATATGGAAAATGTCGTTGAAATGGAATCGGGTGAGTCGCGTGAACTTCTGGTCGCCCAGTTTGCCGAGAATATCAACGGCGAGCTGCGTGCCGTTCGCAACGGTTCGCGCCGACTCGTAGGCATTTTCGAATCCTTTCAGGCTTCGATCAAGCCGGGCGATGCTTTCGAAATCACTTACCTCGGTAAGAAAAAGAACGTGTCGAACAGCTACAAATCAGACAACTGGAGTGTTAAACGGCTTATCCTGAAAAAATAGCGATGGACTACGGGTTTGACATATCCGATCTGACCGGTGCGACTGTAGCGGAGGAGCTTTCCCCGCTCCAGTTCGACCGAGAGGATTACACGCCCTTCGAGGAGTTCCTGCACCGTATTCCGATGTTACCCGAAAAGCCGAGAAAGGTTCATAATTACGCTTTGAGTCTGAGGGGCAGGGTAGTGAACGACAGAATGGAAAAGTACCTCGCGCATCCGGGCGAAAGCTCGTCGCTTCTGAAAGAAGCCTTGAAATCCCCGCGGCACTACCTGATCGCCCGGAACGAGGAGGTTAAACCCCACAACACCGATCACTTCGAGCTGGGAACCTTCTGCCATCAGGCGATACTGGAACCTTCGAAATTCGAAAAGGTCGTCGTCGAACCCAAAAACAACCGGGGGACGATCGAAGGGTGCCGCAATCTTATCGGCTGGTACTGTGATTTGCTCTCCATTCCGCAGTACGCGGTCCTTTCGACGCTGAAGATTCAGGCGTTGAGGGATATGGTTTCCGACCTCGAAATGCTGGCGAAAAAGGCGGGCTATACGATGATCGGCGATGAGCACTACAACATTATTCGGGTCGTGAAGACCGCCTACAAGACCTACGGCGGCGGCATCCTTCCCAAGTTGATGCGGTACGTCAAAACCGAGACATCGATGTACGGCACCGATCCGTCTACGGGCTTGAAGGTGAAGATACGGCCCGACGGCCTGCTGCTGGAGGAGAATTTCGGCATAAACGCGATCCTTTCGGTAAAAACCACCTGCGCCACTTCTGTCGAGGCGTTTATGCGCGACTGTGCGAAGTTCCGCTACGAGCTGGCCGAAGGAATGTACCTGAAGGTCGCCAGCGAGGTGACGGGCCGCAAATTCACGGCTACGCTGATGATCATGGCGCAGACGACGCTTCCGTTTCAGGTCGCGGTCTTCTACTGGGATGCCGAAGATTTGCAGGTCGGAAAGTACAAGTACGCGCAGGCGATGGACATCGTCAAAAAGTGCATGGAGGCGAATACGTGGCCCGGCTTCGACGCCAAAGCGGAGTCAGGCGCTTACGGGATCATCCAGTGCAAGCTGCCCGATTACATCAAGTCGGAGCTGTTGCCGCAATACCTTCCTGAAGCATGAGCGAATACTACGAAGATATGACCGCATTCTGGGATGAAGGACGCCGTCGCCGACAGGAGATCGGGAGGCAGCGGATAGAAGGATTTAAAGATCGATTCCCTGCCGCCAAGATCATTAAAGAGACGCCGTATAGTATTCGGATCATTATCGACCATCATCTGTACGATTTCTTCCCGCAGAAATGTCGCTTGTTCATCATCAGGACGGGTAAGTGGATGAACATAAACCACAAAGGCTATTTGGAACATTTAACACGGATTTTCGATGAGCAACGCGAAAGAGATGTTGGATAAGGTTTTCAGCCTCTACATTCGCCGCCGTGACTGCCGGGACGGAGCGGGCCGGTGCATCAGCTGCGGTCGGCCGATCACCTTCTCGACGTGCGACGCCGGTCACTACATCCCGCGGACACACACGGCGACGCGCTGGAACATTTACAACGTGAATGCTCAATGCCGGGAATGCAACCGCATGAAGGACGGCAACGAAAAGAACTATCGTCTCGGCCTTATCGAACGATACGGACTGCCGGTGGTCGAGAAACTGGAGCAGGAGCGTCACGCCACGGTGAAACTCACCGACAACGATTACAGGACTTTAACAAGATTTTTCAAACAACAAACCGCAAGATTATGAGCGACAAGAATTACCGTCCGGAACATCCGGAGTACAAAATTCCCGAACAGTACGAAGCGTACCCGCGTGAGTTGAATTTCGGCGGCGAAACGCTGGATGAGGCTGTCAAACTGGCTATGGACCGGTTGATTGCAGAACCGACGAAAGAGAGCGCCCAGCGTTGTCTCGACGAGAAGGAGATCGAGATTTACCGCGGGGAATACACTTCGCTGCTGGAAAACGACAAACCGGCCGAGCAGGCCGCTCTGGACGAACTGCTGGTCGAGGACGCCCGCCTGAAAGAGAAGATCAAGGCGCAGCGAGAAGTGATCCAGAGCATCACCCAGAAAGTAAACGACAAAATCCGGCTTATCAAGGACGGCACGGTATACGAACCGCTGGAGGCGGACAGCTCGCTGCGGATCGCCGTTGACGGCAACTACCTGCATTACACCTATGCCGGCGGTAAATTCGTCCTCGCCAAAGTCTGCCCGATTCCGTCGAACGATCAGGGCAACCTGTTCTCGCGTCAGACCAAGAATCAGGAGGTGTTTATCCGGATGTTCGGGTGCGATTTCACACCTTCCGACACCTTCGAAGAGGTGAAGGTTACCAAGAAGGGTGCGAAGGCTCTGGAGGGCCGCAAACTGGCCGCCTCGGCGATCTGGCGCTACACTGAAGATTTCGTGGACGAAGACACCGGAACCGTCGTCCCGGTCGAACGCACACGCACGATCGTGGACCGTGATACGATACTCGATGCCGAGGCGGTAACACGCCTTATCGCCGAGGAGGTCGAATCGGTTGTGCTCTACAAGATCAAGGCGGAGAATGACACGCCTTCAGCATAAGCGGGGCCGTCCGTCCAACTACCGGCTGCAGCTGCGCTCTCCCTATTGGGAGAACGTGGCCCGGCAGGTGAGAAACCGCGACGGGCACCGGTGCCGTAAGTGCGGCGGGACAGTTAGTCTGGAAGTGCACCATACGACCTATTACGACGAAAAGGGCCGGTCGATAGTCGGCCGCGAAGCCGATTATTTGGACAAACTCATAACACTCTGCGCCGAGTGTCACCAGCAAGAACATCGAAAGTAAAATGGCTAAGAAAAAGATAGATACCTTCATTCTGCGGAACGACTTTTTTCCGCAGATCAAGATGCTGAGCAGGGAGCAGCGGGGCGATCTGCTGACGGCCATATTCGCGTATTCTACGGGCGAAGAGCTGCCCGATATGGATATGGTTACCCAAATGTGCTTCGGCTTTATCAAATCGTCTTTGGATTCCAATTCGGAGAAATATCAGGCCAAGTGCGATAAGAACAGGGAGAATGGCGCCCGCGGTGGACGTCCCTCGTCAAAACCGAACGGTTCGGAAAATAACCGAACGGTTTCAGACGAAAGCGAACGGTTTTCGGAAGAACCGAACGGAAATACGAAGGTCGATGAAAAACCGAACGCAAAAAACGGAAACCCTATTAAATATTATTCTGATTCTTATTCTAATCTTAAATCTGATTCTAAATCTAATTCTATTTCTGTTTCTGAATTGCGCGGGGAAGAGAGAGAGATTTTTTTGAAAATTCTTTTGTTCGATAAAAAACTGCTCAATCCGTTTCCGGAACTCGAACGTTTCGTGGCTTACTACGAAAAAACCGGCTGGGTAGACGCCAACGGCAACGCGATAAAGAACCGGGCCGCAGCGCTTAAATTCTGGAAACCGGACGAGAATGCCGAAAAATGTCCTGCGGGCATAGCAGACACTTGGCGCGAAGTGTACAATGCGGTTACCGGTGCTGCGGGTGGCGAGGATTGTACGCTGATGCTGAGTTTATTCCGGGGATTGTATGCAGAAGGCGATACGATTCATGTCACTGTGGCGGATAAGTCCCTCATGGCATTCATGGAGGAGCCGAAGCGCTTGCTTCTGATACGCGAAGTATTGGACCGCCGTTTCGGTCCGGGTAAAAAACTTCATTACCGAATACCCAAATGACTCCGCAAGAATTCTTTCACAAAGTCGAACGCATGCGCTCCAAACAGAAGGAGTATTTCCGCACCCGGTCGTCAGCAGCCCTGACCGACAGCAAACGTCTGGAACGAGAGATTGACGATGAGATCGAACGGGTCAATAAGATTTTGCATTCCCGCCGTTCCCCACGGTTAAACTTTAACGAGCAATGAGGATGAAAGAGCAATTTGGTAATATCACACTGTACAACGCCGATTGTATGGACCTTCTGCGGGAGATGGCGGACAATTCGTTCGATCTGGCGATTGTTGATCCGCCGTATGGCATAGGGGCGTCTAAAGCGGGATGTGGAAGTCGATGCAGGAAATATGACCGAAGCAAAAAATGGGACGATCGTATACCGGGAGACGACTATTTCAGAGAACTGAGCCGGGTATGTAGAAATTCAATCGTTTGGGGTATGAACCATTTCCCGACTCTTTTCCCCGTCCGCAATTTTGTTGTCTGGGATAAAGTTCAACCCGCCGGAGTCTCGTTCGCCCAAGCAGAGCTGGCTGCCGTAACTTTTAAGGGGCCGTCAAAAATATACCGTGGTACAGCAAGGGGCCAAAAGCCGCGCATTCATCCGACTCAGAAGCCCGTCGAACTATATAAATGGCTGCTTATGAACTATGCCAAACTGGGCGATAAGATTCTCGACACTCACCTCGGCAGTGGATCAATCTGCATTGCTTGCGACGATTTAGGTTTTGAAATGACCGGCAGCGATCAATTGAGTATGAAAGTCATAGTAACCTTTTCGGGTGGAAAAGACAGCCTTGCGGCGTTGCTTTGGACACGCGAGCATATCACCAAGAACTTCACGACCGTATTTTGCGATACGGGCTGGGAGCATCCGCTGACCTACGAGTACATCAACCGGATCGCGGATAAACTCCACTTGGATTTGGTGACGCTCAAGTCGAAGAAGTACGACGGGATGGTCGATCTTGCCCGGCAGAAAAAGCGTTGGCCCTCGACGCGGGCGCGGTTCTGCACGCATGAATTGAAGACGAAGCCTTGCATTGACTTCGTGCTGGACGAGGTTCACGACAATATGCTGATGATACAGGGCATCCGGGCAGCAGAATCGGCCAGCCGAGCCAAGATGCAGGCGCAATGTACGTACTTCAAGTACTATTTCGAGCCTTACGGTTACGACAAAGCGGGCAAACCGAAGAAGCACACTTATCGGGGCAAGGAGGTACGGGCATTTCGGGAGAAGTTCGCCGACGATCTGCTTCGGCCCGTATTCGACTGGTCGGCGCAGCAGGTAATCGATTACATCCTCGACGCAGGATTGGAGCCGAACCCGCTCTACCGGATGGGCTACAAGCGTGTCGGCTGCTGGCCGTGTGTGATGGCGAACCAGCGGGATATTTTGAACATATCGCGTCAGAACCCGGAGCGAATCGAACAGATCGCCCCACTTGAAACGGAGTTTCATTCGTCGTTTTTCGGCCCGAAGAAAATACCTGCCAACGCGATCACCAGCGGCGAGAAATATCCGACGATTCGAGATGTTGTGCGCTATGTCGAATGGCAGAATGCCACGGGCAGTTTGTTCGACGACGACACGGCGACCAGCTGTATGAGTTATTACGGATTATGCGAATGACCATGATGCACGCTTCACTTTTTTCGGGCATCGGCGGTTTCGATCTCGCTGCGGAGTGGGCCGGTTGGACAAACTCTTTCAACTGCGAAATCGATCCTTTCTGCCGTCGAATTTTAAAATATCACTTTCCCAATGCAGAACAATATGGAGACATACACACAACAGACTTTACTATTTGGCGAGGACGAATTGACGTCCTTACAGGCGGCTTCCCCTGCCAGCCGTTCTCGCTCGCGGGCAAGCGCAAAGGCACGGAGGACAACCGCTACCTCTGGCCGGAAATGTTGCGGGTTATTCGGAATATTCGACCCCGTTGGGTCGTGGGCGAGAACGTTTTCGGAATTGTTAATTGGTCGGAAGGAGTGGTCTTCGAGCAGGTGTGTTCTGACTTGGAAACGGCGGGATATGCGGTTCAACCGTACATTATACCGGCTTGCGGTGTCGGCGCTCCCCACCGAAGGGACAGATGCTGGTTTGTTGCCCACCGTACAGACGCAGGGGTTGAAACAATGCGAGAAAGGCAAGACGGTGTTCATGCCGTTGGGAATGCTCCCGACGCCGACAGTGAACGATGCCACGAATTCCAATCTCCCGCCCAGCCAAGTCAAACGCAAGAGCGGATTACCCAAAATAGCCATGCAAAGCGACGAATACCGGACTGGAACGATTTCCCAACTCAATCCCTTGTTTGTTGGCGAAATGATGGGATTTCCGGTGGATTGGACGGTATTACCTTTCCTAAATGGCGAAACATGTCCATCAAAGCCTACGGAAACGCCATCGTGCCTCAAGTAGCATTGCAGATATTCAAAACGATAAATGAATACGAGAAACATGCGAGAAAGCATTGAATTCAAAAATTATAGGATATGAAAGACCAAGTAACAAGCATCGAGCAGTCGAAGCGGCTGATCGAACTGGGAGTGCCCGCGGAGAAGGCGAGCATGGTGTGGCATCGTATGTTCCGAGACAAGAAAACCGGCTACACCGAATGGGCGTTGAAAATAGGGCCTATCCAAAAATTCCCCCAATTGGAGGTGCTCCAAATCATTCCCGCCTACACGGTCGCCGACCTGCAGGGGAAGGTACTTCCTAATGTAATTCAGGACGCCCACAACACCTACGAACTGACGTTGAAGGCAGTGGTTGGCAGTGGATGGAGATTCTGTTATCCCCCCGTACTTACCCAATTAGAAGCCGATAATATTGGGGATGAAATGGGCGATAACCTGATAGAACTTCTGTGCAATCGGATTGAGTGGACAGTGTCTAACGGCTATAAACTGAACATATGAAAAGCGAAAAAGCAAGACAAGAACTGGAGGACGGTAGCTGGAAAGTAGAAGTCGGTTATGAGGGCGAAGACGTTGACCTGCCATATCATGCCGTGAGAGTAGATGTAGCCCAGTATGCGGTCGAACTTGCCGAGCAGGAGGCCGAGGAGCGAATGCGGAAGATAGCCGAAAAGGCATATTGCGGCGTATGTTTTTTGGGGATACCACGGGAATGCCAAGTAAGTAAGGCATGCTGCCATTACCTGCAAGATTTCACCCAAAAACTGAACGAGAATGAAAACGATTGAGGAAATAGCCAGAGATTATCAGCGAAGCGACGAAGATGATGGGACGACGGCAACAGCATTCCAGAACGGCGCGGAATGGATGCGTAAGGAGCTTACCCGCTGGCACGACCCGAAAGAGGTGATCTCCGAACCGAATCATATCGTATTGACCAAGTGGAAATACAAAGACGGAAGCGGTGAGATAATATCCGTTGGAGGATTCAACGGAGAGGAATGGGATGCGCACGCCATAATAAACCCCGAATTGTTCGACATCATCGGCTGGCGAGAGATTCACGAATAAGGCGAGACTATGACACCGAAGGAACTTTACGACTGGGCGGTAGGGATGGGTGCCGAAAATTGCGACATCATGGTAAACGGAATGGCAATCGACTATTACCCTCCTACAATAGACCATACAATACAAACCATTGAGATAAAACAACCAATGATAAGATGAAACGAGAACTTACACTTGCTGACGTAATAGGGTATTTACCCTACCGACTTCACTGTATTAAGCCATCAGGATTCATAAACATTTGGGCAGGGATTAAAGGATTTTACTATCCTGACCTGCCTGACAACATGGGGAAGCCGATACTTCGGCCGATGTCCGATCTGTACGTGGAGATAACCGAGCGGGGTTATAACGACGGGAAAGCGTTTATTCCGATCGCCGAACTGGCGAATATAGTCGAGAAGCAGGAAAGTGCTCAATGGATATTTGAACAGGCAGACAAACGAATGTATTCCTGCTACTGGAAAGACTGGTTTTTATGGGAGCACGAGTGGAAAACATTTATACGTACTGATTCCCTCAACAGTTCGACTGCATGCATCATAACATGTTCTTACAAACTGTATGATTTCCTTTGCCGCCTGCACTTCGACTACCGAGGTCTGATCGACGATGGATCGGCAATAAACGTTCACGATTTACCCAAAAATCCCTATGAGGCATGAAAACCAAACTACTGCGCCGCGTTGCGGAGCTAAAACAGAAGAGAGGATGAAGACTGAAATTATAGCGTGGGTCTTGCTTTCAATTCTCGGAATCGTCACTGTTTGGCTTGGGTATCGCGCCGTGGAGATGCACGAACGGGTCAGAAAATCAATCGAAGAACTCAAAAAAGAACTAGAATCCCATGAAAACAGGAATCGAACTGATTGCGGAGGAGCGCGTTAAAATACTTGCCTCACGCGGCAAGTTGGAGGGGGCATGCAACATGGTTGCGCGCGCAGAAATGCTGGTTGAATTTTCCGGACGCCCTTCCAAAAATGTAGAGGCGGTCAACCTCCTTGCCGAGGCCGGTGCTCTTATCGCCGCCGAAATAGATCGGTTAAACACTTTGGCTAAATGAAAGCAAAGCATATACTTCGGCGAATATATGTCGTAAACAGATGGCGGCATCCGGGCTGCGGGCATTTTATATTGATCGGTCTAAGTAAGTTTTGGTTCAGCCCAAGAGGTTGCTATAAATTGTCGGTACACCTATTCGGAATTGAGATCGCCATCGAGATAGACAGATTGAACAACTTAAAACAAAAAAATAGTTATGCGAGAGATTAAATTCAGGGGCAAGCGCCTCGACAATGGGGAATGGATTTTTGGCAGTTTATTGAATTTAGATGGTGAATGCGAGATCGCAGACTGCAATACGGTTGATTATGGCCGTTACGAAGTCGCTCCCGCCACGGTCGGCCAGTACACGGGGCTGAAAGACAAGAACGGTAAGGAGATTTGGGAGGGGGATATTCTTACCGACAAATTTGAAAGCATCGGAGTAGTTGAATGGCGGGACGGGGCACTCGTCGTCAACTTTGGAGATGTTGATGTTTTTCAAATCGTCGATTGCTTTGACGATTCGTATCAGATGTGGACCATCGGTAACATTTATGACAACCCGGAATTACTTAAAACAGAATAACCATGCAGAAGATAATGTTTAACGACCGCTATGGACTGACGGATGCGGTTATCGAGGGCCGAAAGATCATGACGAGGCGATCGATTAACCTAATGCTGAAAGATTGCGCCACCGTACACAAAAATTGTCGGGGTGCCGATTGGTCGGATAAGCCGATGCATTTGATAGTAGATCGAGACACAGGCGGTATATATTGCCAGTATTGTGGCAACGGCGTAAGATTGCATGATGGGGGATATCACTATAAGACCAAATACAAGGTCGGCGAGGTTGTGGCCGTGGCGCAGAGCTATGAGCAAGTCGATCCACAGATAGTTCATTTCCGAACTGATGATTTGGGCGATATGATTGGCGATCATCCGGGTCAATCCAATAAGATGTTTGTAAAGGCCGAGTTGATGCCGCATCAAATCCGCATCACGGGAATCCGTTGCGAGCGCTTGCAGGATATTTCGGACTACGACTGTTTTCGTGAGGGCATTTCCGAATCGTGGTACGAATCCACAGATACCACCACGTATGGGTTTACCGACGAGAAAAAGGGAACAGCCGTTGAATTTGACACTCCCCGTGAAGCCTTCGCCGCACTGATCGACAAGGTTTCCGGCCGGGGTACGTGGAAATCGAATCCGTGGGTCGTGGTTTACGAATTTGAGTTGGTGAAATGAGCGACTTGATCTGTCAAATAGTTACCCGTAAAATATATGCTTACGTGGCCGAGATATTCAGGGGACCCGCATTTTGGAATGGAAAGTGGCATCTTATGGTCGATGTAATCTGGCGGGACAATGGATGTCCAATACGCGAAAAAATGGTGCTAAAGTTCGACACCAAAGAAGAGGCGGAACGGGTGAAAATCGGGACGATAGCAAAGGATAAAACACTTTATGAATTACTGAAATAGCGAGATTCTCACAAAATCTCGACAAACTGAAATAATTATGAGAAATTTTGATCTTGAGGCCGCCAAAGCAGGCGCGCCGGTGTGCACAAGAGAGGGGAAGGGTGCCCGAATCATATGCGCTGATCGCCGCGGATACCCCGCCAGCGTAATAATAGCATTGTTGAATAACGGCGATAGGGAGAGTGTTGAATTTTATTATGCAGACGGGAGGTGGAGAAATGATAAAGATATGAAAGTAGACCTGATGATGCGCGACGACGACTACGCCGAGAAGCTGGCGCGGGGAGAGTACGCCCCAAGTATCAAAGAAAAATTGACAGTTGAGAACCCAACTTGTAAGGAATCCTTACCAGTTGACTGGGAGTACTGGCGGCGGGTGTACGCCGGGCAGGCAATGCAGGGCCAAATATCCGGATATTTGGCCTCAGGTAGTGGTTTCAATGGTGACAAAAGGATTCCGGGAATCGTTGCAAAAAGCTCCGTCATGATTGCTGACGCCCTGATTGCAGAACTGGAAAAAACGGAGAAATGATGTTATTTCAATATGATTTTTCGGATTTGAACAGAGCCGTAGATGCTATGGCTGCTTTCAAAAAAGCGATAGATGATTTTATCAGCCAGCATCCTTCGTGGAACAGCCGACGCCACACCGGTATTGCACCCAAGCATTCCCGGACAAGGAAAAAGCAACGGTTGACCCGGCTGCAGCGCCGTCGGCTGAGAAAATAAAAAAGAGGCAATCCCGAAAGATCACCCCTACACGCAGAATAAAGGTAGTGATTAAATTGGAGGATTGCAAATGATGAGGGTAAAAAAATGGACGCGTGAAGAACTGTTTGAAATGAAGCGGTTGTATCCGACATTTTTTAACAAGGCTTTGGCTGAGTTGTTCGGGCGTTCACCGAAGGCCATAGCAATATGCGCTGCCCGGCTCAATTTGAAGAAGTCGTCAGCTTTCATCGAATCGTGCAGACGCCTACCGGGCCGATTTCAAAAAGGGCATATTCCATACAACAAAGGCATAAAGGGAATGAAGAAGAAGGTAAAGCGAAGAGTAATTGCGGATGATGTGGCCGAACAGCGTAAATGGCTGGATTGTATGCCTAACCCGTTTGAGAACATGAAAGGGCTTCCGGACTGGGAGTATGCCGAGATTCAGCGCACACGCAAGAAGCAGTGATATTTATTGCTGATGGTCTACAAAACTGAATGTATTTTAGCTCCTGAATTGAAAATGGATTGTGGGGTGGAGCAGCTGGCAGCTCGTCGGGTTCATGTCCCGAAGGTCGTGGGTTCGAATCCCATCCCCGCTACAAAATCGTACGAGTATGGCATCGAATCAAGAAAAGCAACAAATAGGTCGCCCGCGTAAATTCTCCACGCCAGAGGATATGCAGGCGGCCATCGATGCTTATTTCGCCGCGTGTGAGAAGAAAGACGAACCGCTTACCATCGAGGGGCTTTGCGAGGCCCTTGAGGTAGATAGGAAAACGATTCTCAACTATGGCAAGCTGGAGGCATACTCTGAGTTTTTCCCCACGGTAAAAAAAGCGCGGATGCGAGTGCAGCGGGATTTGGTTGTAAGAATGCTCAAAGGCGGATGCGGTGCTGCTGCGGCTATCTTCCTGCTGAAGAATAATCACGGATACGAAGATGAACAGTCCATCAAGTTCCGTCCGGAGAATCCGAATAATCCCTTCAAGGACATGACTACCGAGCAAAAGGCGCAATTCCTGTCGGACGACGAGTCGTAATGAAGATAGATGCAGATATTCTCTATCATTGGCGTTTGGAGAAGGCCCGGAATATCTTCGGGCTTTTCGCTAAATATATCAATCCCCGGCTGGAGTTCGCACAGTTCCATATCGTCTACTACCGAATCCTGCATAGGTTCGCTATAGGGAAGATCAGAAAACTGATTATCTCAATGCCGCCTCAGCACGGCAAAAGCGAGGCTTCGACCCGACTGCTTCCTGCCGGAATACTCGGACTGAATCCGGATGCGCGTATCGCCGTGACTTCGTACAACGACGGCAAGGCCAAGAAATTCAACCGGGAAATTCAGCGGTACATGCGAACCCCGCAGTATGCCGAGTTGTTTCCCGATACGCGTATAAGCAACGGACGCACCTCCTCGGAGGATGCGATCAATACCGCGAATGAGTTCGAAATCATCGGCCACCGGGGCAGTTTGCTGAGCGTCGGTCGTGGTGGCGGCCTTACCGGCAATCCTGTCGATGTCTTGATTATCGACGACCTGTACAAAGACGCCGAAGAGGGCAATTCCCCCGTTATCCGTGAATCCTGCTGGGAGTGGTATGCTTCGGTAGCCAATTTCCGGCTGCATAACGACAGCCAGCAGCTTATCGTGTTCACGCGCTGGCATGAGGACGATCTGATCGGGCGTCTCGAAAAGTACGACAAGGTAATCGAGGTCGATTCGTGGGCGCAACTCGACGATTTCCCTGCGGATGCTTGGGCGAAGGTCAATTTTCAGGCGATCAAGGAGTGCGGGCCGACCGAGTTCGACCCCCGACAGATCGGTGAGGCCCTCTGGCCGCAGCGTCATTCGCTGGAGCGGCTTCAGGCGTCCCGCAGATTGTCGCCGGAAATATTCGAGTGCATGTGTCAGGGTAATCCCTATAACGAATCGGGTGCGCTCTACGGCCGGGAGTGGCAGGCCTACACCGGACTGCCCGCAACTTATGGCAATAACAACTATACGGACATTGCCGACACCGGAACCGATAACACGCTTTCTGTATCCTATCGGGTAGGAGCGACGGAAACGGTAGACGGCATGAGTTTCCGCAAATGCTACATTACCGACTTGGTGTACACGGGCAGTGATCTGGACGAGGCGGAAAAGCTGTTGCCGATGCTGTTTTCCCGGACGCAAACCCGTTCGGCCCGTATCGAGAGCAACAACGGCGGCCGGTATTTCGCCCAGAAACTGAAGGCCCGCTGTCCGGGTGTGGAGATCATCCCGTTTTTTCAGTCTCAGAACAAGGAATCGCGCATCCTGACCTACGCGCCCACGGTGAAGCAGTGTATCGTCCTGCCTTATGACTGGGCACAGCGCTGGCCGCGGTTCTACGCGGATGCGACATCCTTCAAACGGATATTCAAAGCCAATGCCCACGACGAGGTAGCGGATGTGCTGACGGGCATTGCGGAGTGCGAGAACGGGGACCGCAAACATCCTCGCGGAGTAAAGGTGCGTAATTAACGCCGATCTGCCTCAAAATAATATTTTCCTTTGTAATGAAAAAGGGCTAAAGATCGCCCGTATGTTTAACCGATAAATTTAATAACGCATGAATTGTGGTTGTCCGCGCGGCGCATCGCTCACAACTATTCCGGTCTCCGAATGTCCGGAAAGCATGGGACAGGTGCAGAAGTTGATCTTCCAGCGCATCTACAAATCGGGCGACGAGCAGAACAGCATCGCCGATCCTACTAAACTGGCGTCGTGGACGCCGCTTCTCACGGCATCCGACGGCACGAAGGCTGTCATTACGCCGTTTATCAGCGAACCGACGGCCGAACCGGGCGAGGCCCGCACCTATGGCGGCGGCAATGCTACCGTCGGCGGTGTCGAAATCATCCTCGGCACGAATCCTACGGCTTTCACGGCCAAAATACTGCGTTCGCCGCAGGACACGATCAAGGCCATGAAGGAACTGATGTGCGAAGACGTCGGTGTCTACCTGATCGACGAGCACGGAAATATCGGCTGCGTGAAGAACGTCGATAACTCCGAAGACTCTCCGGTGACGACCTACAGGCCGATTCCGGTGCAGTCGGTGTTCGTATCCGACAAGGGGCTGGGCGGTTTCGAATCTCCCGACAGCAACAATATTTCGTTCTCGTTCCTGCCCGGATGGTCGGATGATTTCACGATCGTTGTTCCGGCCGACTTCAACCCGCTGCGCGATCTGGTCGCCGCCGGTAAATAGTCAGAGGCCATGAAGCGCGAAACGAAAGTGACGCTGATTACTGCGGACGGTATGACGCAGGAGTTTACGCCGGAGCATGCCGAGCGACTCCTGCGTATGCCCCGCAACGGAGGCTGGAAGTTACCCGAAAATTCACCTTTCATATTCACCCCGGCAAATGGGATTGACCGTCGAAGAAATACGCGACCGGATAAAGTCACCGCATCACAGCGGGACCAAGAATAAAGCCATCCGGCAGCAGGAACGCATCCGATTCCATGCGGAAACGAGCCTCGACCAGTACAGAATGAGCGCGACAGCTACGCGCTTCCTGAGCTGGGTCGAAGGATTGATTCCGCATGACAAGTTCGTCACGTTCCTTTCGCTGTTTCAGTTTCCCATCAAGACGAACGAATTGACGGGGGTGATCTTCGAAAAGTTGAGCCGGGTGTTCGACGGACGCAATCCGGTCTTTACCTACCAGTTCAAGGACAGTGCGCAGCGCGACGATTGGGAGAAATACCGCACTGAAAGGCTCAACGAGCCGGTCGTGTGGCAAACGGACGGATTCGAACACTTTCAGACGGGAATCAATTCCGTGCTGATCGTGGATGTTCCGGAAGTGCAGGCGGGTGAGCTGCCGGAGCCGTATTTTTATTGGCTTTCGATCGAACGGGTCATTGACTTCCGGATCGACCGGACTAAGCAGGGATTTTCGAATTTCGAGTGGATCATTTTCGAAGCGGGTGATGACAAGATCGCGGTTTTCGACGACGAACGTTACCGGTTGTTCCGCAAGGGGAAGGACAACAATATCGGCGAACTGCTCGTGGATAATCCGCACGCATTGGGGTATTGCCCGGCCCGCTTCTTCTGGACGACGCCTGTAAATCTACGAGAACCCGAAATCAAGCGCAGCCCGCTGTCGAAAGAGCTGGCGGCGCTCGACTGGTTTCTGTTCTTCGCCATATCCAAACAGCATCTGGATTTGTACGCTCCCTATCCGATCTATTCAGGTTACGAAATGGATTGCAACTTCCATAACGACGATTCGGGAGACTACTGCGACGGCGGATTCCTGAGGAACCGGGACGGGAACTACAAGATTATTCCGGCGACCGGCGCCGTCGAACGGTGCCCGGTGTGCGGAAACAAGCGTATCAGCGGGGCGGGTTCGTTCGTGGAAATTCCGGTCCCTCAGCAAAATGGACCAGACTTGCGGAATCCCGTGCAGATAACGACGGTGGACCGCAACGCCCTCGACTACAATGTCGAAGAGGTAGAGCGGATGGAAAGGAATATCGTCCGTAACTGCGTAGGAGTGGATAATGAGATTGTCAACGGACAGGCGATCAACGAAATGCAGGTAGAGGCGACTTTCGAAAACCGCACTACGGTGCTGATGTCCGTCAAACGCAACTTCGAGAATGCCCAGAAGTTTGTGGACGAGACGATCTGCCGCCTGCGTTACGGTGCGGCCTTCACTTCCGCGACGGTGGACTGGGGTACGGAGTTCTACCTGACCACCGTATCCGAACTGCGCGTCCGTTACGCGAGAGCCAAAGAGCAGGGTGCTTCTGATGCCGAGCTGGATGCGCTGGCGCGCAAGATCATCGAAACGGAGTATCGTAACGATCCCCAGCAGCTTCAGCGCATGACGATCCTTTCGGAACTGGAACCGTATCGCCACCTGACCCGCGAGGAGCTTCTGACGCTTAACGAAAGGGGATTGGTCGATCCTGCGGATTTGGCCGTGAAACTTAATTTCTCGGCTTATGTGGCGCGGTTCGAACGAGAAAACATGAACGTCGTCGATTTCGGGGCGAACATCCCGCACGACATCAAAATAGAACGAATCACTAACGCTTTACGAAACTATGGCACAGAACAGCAAAACAAAGGTACAGGAGCCGTTTAAACCGGCTCCGGGCGACGAGGCTTACGTTCACGTAACTCTGGAACAGCCCAACTACGACAGACGGACGGGGCAGCGGCTTTCGCGGTCCCGACTGCAGAAATTCGGCGTACGTGAGTACGCAAAGATCAAAGACCAGTTATACAAGCAGGGCTACACGGTCGAACTGCTTTACATGCCCACGGCGAAGACGCTGGCCGAGGCACAGGCTCCGGCAGTTCCTACGCCTGTAACGGTCATTCGGGCGGGAGAATCGCCCGCGGCGGCAACCTCCGAATTGAAGGAGGCGGAATCCCCGAAAGATGCTGCAGAATCGGAGGGGAAGACCGAGAAAAAGCAGTCCGGAAAAGATCAGGAGGAGTAATCACACGAATTTATAAAGGGAAAATAAATTATGGCACTTACGAAAGACATGCTTACGGCGAACGAATCCCTTGCGGGTCTCTCCGAGGAGCAAATCAACCTGATCGAGACGCTTTCGCGTAACGACGAAAACACCGTAATCGGGGAGCGCATCGGTAGGCTTCACAGCGATTATGACGCCGATATTCTCGCCGTTACGGGTATCGCCAAGCAGCAGGGCGAAAAGTCCTACGACTACCTCAAACGTGCTGCGGGCGAGATCAAACACCGGGCAGACAAGGCCGACGAGTTTCAGCAGAAAGTCACGACCCTTGCCGGTGAGCGTGATGCGCTTAAAGAGCAGCTGAAGGCCGGCGGCGGCAGCGATCTCGCAGCGCAGTTGGCAGCGAAGGAGGCAGAACTGAAAGCCACCAAGCAGCTCTACGGCGAGACGAAAGCCAACTTGGACAAGCTGACGAAGGAAAGCGCCTCGAAGATTACAGCCATGCAGATCGGCTACGAAATCAAGAGTGCGGCTGCGGCGCTGAAGTTCAAACCGGAGATTCCCGAAGCGGTCGCTGCGATGGCCGTCCAGAATGTTGTCAAGGAGTTGGAGTCGGTCCATAAGCCCGAATTCATTGCCGATGCCAACGGTAACCAACGGCTTGTTTTTAAGGATGAAAACGGGGTGCAGCTCAATAATCCGGCCAATGGTCTCCAGCCCTTCACGGCTGCCGAATTGCTTACGCAGAAGCTTTCGGCACTCGGAATCCTTTCCGAAGGGCAGAAGCAGGCCGGAGCCGGAACCAAAGGTGCTGACGGCGGCAAGGGAGGTACCTTCGATCTGGGCGGCGCGCGCACGCAGGTGGAGGCTGACAAGATGATCGTCGAGCAGCTTTGCCGTAATGGTTTCGTGAAAGGGACGCCCGAATTCAACGACAAGATGAAGGAGGCGCGCGAAACCAACAAAGTGCAGGACTTACCCCTGCGATAAACACCGATAAACGGGGCAAAGGGTCAGCCTCGAAAGTATTAACCGATTAAATTTTTCTATTATGTCTCTTATTGAAACCAGATTGCAGAATCTGCGGGTTAATTCCGACCTCGACAAGAATATGGCCCGCCCGTCCCGTTACGGTGCGCTTGACCTGTTCGTCGAGCAGTCCTATGCCCGCGACGGAATCATCACCGACGAACTGCGTGAGCGTGCTTTCGCCGCCAACGGCCGCGAGGTACAGATTCCCGTCATCGACTACGACGGTGACGTAACCATTTCGAATGTCCGCAGCTGCGACATCGCCGACGACGAGAATACGTCGAAACTCGTAAACGTTACCTTCGTAACGTATGCGTTCGGATTCACGATGGTTCCGACGTTGTACGACAGCAACGAAATCAGAATCCAGAAGGACTGGGAGCGCAAGTTCCTGAAGTACCTCTACAAGCTGGCCGACACGCTCGATGCCGGTGCGGTAGCGGCCCTTTCGGCCAACAAAACGCAGGTGTTCAAAGAGCTGCTGACCTACACGCAGGCGGGCAACTCGATTCAGGTGCCGTGGGTGCAGCGTGAAGACGCCCTTGCCGACTTCGACGCGATGATGGCCGCCAACGACTATTTCGGGCGCATGCACATCGTCGGCAACGCGGGTATTCAGGCCCTCGTGACGAAACTCGCGCAGCACGGTCTCTACAACGACGTGGACAAGCGCAACGAGTACCTGAACAAGATTTTCCACTTCACGAACAATGTCACCAACGAAGCCAGCGCCTATGCGAGCGGTTATGCCGTCGAGCACGGCAACGTGGGTATGCTGTTCCGCGTGGACCGCGAAGCCCTGCGCCGCACCGACCTCGGCCCGATGGGCGAGTGGGACATCACGACGCTGCCCGTCCTGAACATTCCCGTGGGCACGTTCTTCAAGGACAGCGTAGGTAACTACTCGACGATTGCCGGGGCCGCTTCGGCCGACATGACCTGCGTACACAAGGAGTACTACGGTTTCTCGGTAGACGTGGCTTATCTGGTGGCATACAACTCCGATCCCACGGAGATCGCCAACCCGATCATGAAGTTCGACATCCTGAAGTCGACCATGACCCCGGTGACGACGATCCCGGTTCAGGTTGTCAACCCGGCCGAATCGCCCGTGAATACGAAAGAGGTAGCGGGAGCGTAATCGACCGCACAAGTTTAACCGACGGGGGTAGGGGAATGCCCTGCCCCTGTTTTTCATTCAACCGGAAATGTATAGAATACCCGAAATTCAACGCCGGCTGGCCGGACTCGTCGGCTGGCGCAAGGACCCGAATCCGAAATACCGGATCGACGACGAGCTGCGGCAGTCCGAAAGCGGCCTTTATTTTCAGGACGTGCATCCGCTGCTGACACTGGAGAATATGTACTATTGCATGCCCGACGAGAAGGACACCGCCTATCCGGCGTACGACGCTTCGGCCGACTATAAAACCGGTGATGTCGTTCGAGACCCGCAGGACGGAAAGAAACTTTACGCCGCGGTGCAGGACAGCACGGGGCAGGAACTTGCCGATCCGGAATACTGGGCCGAATACGATCCCTTTTCGTCGTTTCTGCGCGAGATCGTGCAGTCCGGGATGGCATTGGCCGTGCAGACCTTCGTCAACGGCCATGCGGTCGAGAACCGGGCGAAAAGCCTGCTCGACAAACGTCCGTTTTTCGACGGCACGGGGCGTATCGCCGACGCGATCCGGAATACCGGCAAGGTCGTAGGCTACGAGATCGTTCCGGTCCGTGCGCTGGGCGTCACCACGAAGATCGAGCGCATCGGCCTGCAGGTGACCGGAAACGGCCCCGTGACGGTCTATGTCTTTCACTCCAGCCTGCTCGAACCGGTCTATACGTTCGAGTTCGACGTCAAGGCGAAGGTAGGGTATCAGTGGTTTCCGGTCAAGGATTGCTATCTGCCTTATCTGCAGCAGGGCAATGCCGGCGGTTCGTGGTACGTGTGCTACAACCAGTCCGACCTGCCCGCGGAGATGGAAGCCGTAAATATAAACCGCGACTGGTCGCAACAGCCGTGCGCCTGCCGCCGCGGAGAGTACGAGTTGTGGAAGATGGTCCACAAGTACATGGAGATTTACCCCTTTGCCGTGCGCGGAGGGGCCGATTTCGGCCGATCTCCCGAATTGTGGGACATCACAGACATGACCTACACCTATACGCGCAACTACGGGATGAATCTCGAAGTCACCATAGGCTGCGACTATACGGACTTCATCACCGAACAGCGCATGAACTTCGCCGAGGTCGTGGCCAAGCAGGTCGCGGTGAACGCGCTCCGGTACATGGCTTACAACCCCAATGTGCGGATCAACCGCAACCAGTCGAACATTACCCGTACGGACATCCTCTTCGAACTGGAGGGGAATACTGCCGGCCGGCCTTCGGGCTTGGTGAACGACCTGAACAGAGCCTATCAGGCTTTGCGCCTCGATACCGCCGGAATGTCGCGTATCTGCCTGCCTTGTCACAACGGGGGAGTGCGGTACGGGGCTGTCGGCGGAATGTGACGAATTGAACAATTTGATGCGGTTTTACAACGCTTTCCCTTAGGAGAAACACAAACCTTTTGAACAATGAATGCCATTCAGTCGATGATCGACGCCCTCCGGGATTTCAGGCAGCGCGAAGGTGAATACATTCTCGGCAGTGTGCGCGAAAACGAAGCGGCGGTTATCGACATGAACGCCGAAGAGCAGTTGTTTGAGAAGGGTGAAAACCGCCTCGGCGTGTCGATCGCGGATTACCGCCCGTATTCGCCGGTCACCATTGAGGAGAAACGGATGCGGGGGCAGCCGTACAATCGCGTAACACTGCGCGATAAGGGCGATTTCGAGAGCAGTTTTTACATCCGCTATTCGGGGGACAGCTTCGAAATCACGGCGTCGGACGGGAAAACCGACGATCTGGTCCGCAAGTACGGCAAAGAGATTTTCGGCCTGAACCGAGACAATCTCGACGAGCTGATCCGCACCTATATGCTGCCGTTCCTGCGCGAAAAACTTATAGAAACAATAAACGACCGAAAATGAACGAAAATCCTGTACTGCTCGATAAAGTCCTCGGACAATTGCGCGACGCACTGGCGGCGAACGTGTCGTGGCTTACGAATGTCTATGGAAAGGCCCAGCGTCTGATTGAAAAGGACGTGCAGGGCCGGGACCTCTATTTCCCCGCGATCTACACCGGAGAAACGGAATATCTCTCCATGTTGCCCGACTCGCGGCTGGGGAACTTCAGTTTCTTCGATATTCCGGACGCTTACCGCTTCCCGGAATACAACCGATATACGGTAAACAAGTTCTTCACGCCGTTCCGGCTGGTGGTTTGGTTCGACGAGCGGACGATATGGGGACCGGGCGTCAGTAACCGCGAGCAACTGAAGATGGACGTACTGGCGGTGCTCGGCCAGACGACGCTCAAAGAGGGCGGGTTGCGGATCGATAAGGTCTGCGAACGCCATGAAAACATATACTCCGGCTATTCGCTCGCCGAAGTCGATGTGCAGTACCTGATGGTGCCGTACGGCGGCTTTGCAGTCGAGGGCGAGCTGGAACTGTCGGAAGAGTGCATAGCGAGATAATAACCTAAAAATTACGAAATATGGTAACTTTCATCTGCATTGTAGTGTGTGTGGCTCTGGCGGCCGCATTCGTCCTCCTGTTTATGGACCGCGCCGGATTGCGCGAGCGGGTCGTGGCCACGGCTCCGAAACCGATCTCCGAAATGTTCGGTTGTGATTTTTGTCTCTCATGGTGGAGCTGCGCTGCGCTGGCCGTCATTGCTACGGTCATCTGCCGGGACGCTGCGATCCTTGCCGCGCCCCTGTTCGCAACCCCGATAACCCGCGCGCTGCTATGAGAACCGAAAAACTGAACGGCCATACGGTCAAGCTTTACGACGGCGTGGACGAAATGCCTGTCGGCCGGTTCCAGCGCTTCAACAAATGCCTGCTGTACGACACCGGCATCGGGTCGGATTTCGCAGACGTGGACGCGCATATGTCACGGATCGCGGCGTATATCCCGAAGGACCCCGCTAAAGCCCTGCAGGAACTGGAGAACATGCGCAACAACCTCTACTACATCGTGCAGGGCGTATCTCCGCGCAACATGGCGTTCGCGGCGCTCGTGACCGAGATCGACGGCCGGCCGCGGAACGACCTGAGCGACGCGGGGCGGAACGAGACGCTGGCCCTGCTCGATGATGTGAAGCACACACTTATCTCCCGGCTGGCCGAGGCGATCAAAAAAAAAATCCGCGAAGACCTTTCTGTTTATTTCCCGGCTACGTTTAGCGACGTACATGAAAAAGACACGACGGAAAGGCTTCTCCGCCGGACGCGTCTGGTCCTTTCGGAAATTACGACGTCCGGGGACGCGGCGGAAGACATCGCGCTGATCGACGACTTCATTCTGATGCAGAATCCGCCGCAGGCGTATTCGACCGCGCAAGGCGCGGATGTGATGTTCGATAAGAATTATACGGAAATAACGCTGCTCGTTTCCAAGTCCATGAAGATGGACGCCCGGAACATGACGGTGTTGGAATTCTATCAGGCGCTCGCTTACATGAAGAGCGAAGCCCGGAAAATGCGAAAACGAGTAAACTGATACCCATTCATGGCAGAGGTAAACAACCCCATAAAAACCAGCGATCTGATTCAGAACGACGGTACGATCGACAAACTTATCGCCGATCTGGAAAAACTGCGCGACAAATACGTCAAGTCGATGGACGAGATTCGGAAGAAGGCGAACGCGCTGGATCAGACCCTTCAAAAGCTGAGCGGCTCCACCGAACAGCAGAAGCAGGCCGCGCAGCAATCCGCTGCCGAAGCCGACCGGATGTCCCGTGCCTACAAGGAAATGAAGAAGGAAGCCGCTGCGCTTGAAAGCGAAATCATTGCGCTCCGTCGGCAGAAGGCGGAATTGACTTCGGCTACACAGACAGAAACAAAGGCGATGCAGGCGGAGGCCAAGAGTGTCAAGGAACTCAGCGATTTAGTCGAAAGTGTTGCCGGTGCCCGTGGTGATCTGCTCGACCAGATGGTGCGGGAGCAAGCCGTTCTGACACGCATTCGGAAAGAGCGGAAGGAATTGACGAAAGCCGAAAAAGAGGGGCGAATCAGTTCGGAAGACGCCATCGCGAAGCGGGCACGGCTGCTCAATACCGAAACGCAGTATAAAATATCGCTTCAGCAAACTCGCTCCCAGCTTAACGCCAATACCAAGCAATTATTGGCGGCGAACGGGTCTTACGATGAAAGTGCGCAACTTCTTGAACGCATGCGCATGACTTATCGGAGTCTGGGCGAAAGTATGCAGAAATCGCCGTTGGGGGTTGAAATGCTCCGCAATATAGAGTTGCTGGATGCCAAAGTTAAAAAGGCCGACGCTTCGATGGGGAATTTCCAGCGTAATGTCGGTAACTACGCCAGTGGATTCAGCCCGTTGCAATTTCAGGTTCAGCAGGTAGCCCGCGAATTGCCGTCCCTCACGATGTCGGCCCAGCAGTTTTTCTTGGCTATCTCGAACAACCTGCCGATGTTGGCAGACGAACTTAGCCGTGCCCGTCAAGAATACAGAAAAATGCGGGATGAGGGCAAAGAGGGAATCCCCGTGTGGAAACAGCTGCTCAAATCCGTTGCATCGTGGCAAACGCTCTTGGTGGTCGGGATTACTGTAGCAACTGCCTATGGCAAGGAGATCGGGAACTTCTTCTCGCAGATATTTGGAGCTGTGCCCAAGATGCGGACTACGACACAAATGTTCGGCGATGTAAATAAAGCGATTTCAAGCAGTGCAAAACCGCTTGCTGAAAATCTTGTCCGCTATCGTGAACTGCAAAGAGAGTGGAATAATTTGAAAGGCAAGGCGGACGAACAATTAACGTGGATCAAGGAAAATCAGACGGAATTCGGAAATCTGGGTGTCGCAATCAATGATGCCAATGACGCGCAGATTGCTTTCGTATCGAATTCGAATGCGGTGATTACGGCGTTGCGAGAACAAGCCCGCGCTGCTGCTGCCCGTGATTTGGCGGTGTCGCAATACGAAAAGATCATCCAAACGGAACTCGAAATAAAGCAAGCGGAAAAAGATGTCTCGCAATACGAGAAAGCTGCTGAAAGCTTCGGGAAAAATGCCGGAACTGGCATTTATCTTCGGGGTGATGTTATGGGAGACTCGCGAGATCAAGCGCAAAACATGGCAAAACACGCTCAGAACCGTGTCGATAAACTTAAGGCTGAGTTGGTTGTGCTTAATGGGATAGCCGACGGATATTTCAAAATTCAGGCGGCTGCCGAAGATGCAGGAAAAGCGGCCATCAAGGGTGCAGGATTGACGCCGTTCGATACGAACAAGGCCGAAGAAAAACTTCGGAAGGAAGAAGAGCGCAAACGCAAAGCGGAAGAGGCGGCCGCCCGGCGCAAACAGACACAGGCCGACAAAGAAGCCCGCGCGGCCGAACGTCAGGAAAAATACGCCTCCGATGCAGCGAAAAAGTCCGAACAGCTGCAAGTCGACGCTATGCAGGCAGGCTATGCGAAACGCCGTGCGACAATCGAATTCAATGCCAAATGGGAAGCGGCGGAGTTGGAGCGGCGCTATAATAAAATCGAAGGTTTTACCGAGGGCGACGCCGATTTGTGGAAGGATTACGCTTATGCCGTCATTGCCAACGAAAAGGCCAAAAACGATGCTCTTATCGAGCTGGACAATCAATATGCACTCGAAACCCGGCAGTTGACGCAGGAAACCCTGCAAAACCGACTTGCCGCTGTGCAGGAAGGAAGTGTCGAATATATCCGCATTCAGCGCGAAATGCTGGAAAACGCCCGGCAGATCGAACTGCTGGAAAACAAGACGCGCCCGGCAGAGCAACGGCAGGATGAGACTGCGATAAACGCTAAGTACAGATTTCAGGGGACACAGCAGGGATTTCAGTCCGGGATGACTGGTATTGATACGGCATTTTCCGTTCAAAACAGCGAAATCGAGGCATTGAAGGCAACCGAGCGGGAAAAGACGGTATTGCGCCTGCAGGCGGAAAAAGAACGTTGGGAGAAAGTGTTGGCCCTGATGAATCAATATGGCGGAGTCGTTTCGGATGCGGATGTAGCTATTGTTAAAAACGCCATTACCGCGACCAACAACGAAATCGAGAAGGCCAAACAGCCGCGCGATTTGTGGGATGCAATGGGAATCAATCTCGACGACGATAAAAAGCAGGCTATCTCCGAAAGCGTTTCTTTCGCTTTGGAGCAGATGACTGCGATCCTCGACGCGGAGATCGAAATGGCGCAGCAGGCTGTCGATGCGGCCAACGAGCGCGTTACGGCTGCGCAGTCGGCGCTCGATGCTGAGATGCAGGCGAAAGCCAACGGACTCGCATACAGTCAGACCGAAGCGGAAAAAAGGCTGGAGATGGAGAAGCAGAATCAGGCGAAAGCCATTGCCGAGCAGAAAAAAGCGCAAAAGCAGAAAGCCCAGATCGAGACCTTGCAGCAGATTTCAAGTCTGGTGACCGCTTCGGCGGCGATTTGGGGCGCGCTGGTGCTGCCGTGGCTGGCGATTCCGGCCATTGCGATCATGTGGGCGACGTTCGGCGCGGCGAAGATCAAAGCTTCACAGCTCGCCAAATCGTCGGGTACCGAGCAGTACGGCGACGGCACCTACGAATTTATCGACGGCGGCAGTCACCAGAGCGGCAACGACGTTCCGCTGGGCATCAATCCCAGAACGGGGAAAGAACGCCGTGTCGAAGGCGGGGAAATGTTTGCCGTAGTGAACAAAGCCGGAGTGCGTAAATACCGGTCCGAGCTGCCGACGATCATCAATTCTCTGAACCGCGGGGAGTTCGACCGCACCTATATCCGGCAGGCGTTCGCCCAGCAGCCGGCGGAAGTAATTGTCAATGCTTCCAGCGACAACCGGAAGATCGCGGCAGATATTGCGGCTATCAGGAGACTATCCGAACGTCAGGTGTATACCGATTCGAAGGGGCGAACTGTCATCAGATACAAGAAACACACGAAAATACTCAATTAGAATGAATCCGAAGTACCGATTTTTCATCAACGACCGCGAATGCGCCCCGTATTACAAAGACGATCTGTCGCTCGATACGGAACGCGAGTCCTCGCGCTGGTTTTTCCGGTCGAAATTGAGTGGCAAACTCAACTTCATCCGGGATGACTTTGACTATATCGACCGGCAGCCAATTTCTACGACATTCCAGCTGCGTATCGAACGCAGGAACGCTACCGGATGGGCCGAATACTACCGCGGGCGTTTCTTCAAGACCGACTGCGAATTCGACCGCGACAACCGCATCGTTACGGTCGTTGTCGATTCGCAGGACAATTATGTGGACATCCTCAAAAACTATGATTCGGAAGAGAACCTGATTCCGCTGGCACCGGACAGTGTGAGTGTAAAGACCTTTGTCCGTCCTCTTCTGGAGGTGTATCTGGTCCAGAATGGCGTCGGATCGGATAGGTTGTCGGTATTTCAGGGAAATCATGTCTGGGAGAAGGAGACGAACGATTCTCCTTCCGATGAAAATACGCTGACGAAGACCTATCATTTTTCGACAGGCCGGGAGGTCGGCGTTGCCGGAGTGGCTTATAGTGCTGGAAACTGGAGCCTTCTGGAAATAGACAACTATGTAGGGACCTATACTTTGGTGCGAGGAAATACTGAGGATAAGAATCGGTTCTTCATAAATTTACGCACATCGCATTGTTTAAAGGAAACGCCGTATCTGCTGCCTCTTATACATTCCCGAATAACTTTGTATGCCTATGACCCCAATACGGATCAGGAAACGGGAGACGCTATAGCTTCCGGCACGACACCGCTTATGAATTTAAATAGAGCAAGATTATACCGAGAGGGGAATAAAGCGGACCAGCTGTTAGTTAATATCCAATCATCCAAGATATACCAACGGATTATCAACGCTGTAGGTGATCAACGCCGGAGTGATTCGGATATTACCGACACCTCGCTGAAGGTTTATCCATTTGCGATAACGGAAAATACCGCCTATGAAGTCATCGTATCAAACGAGGTTTCATCGGAGCCTACAGAATGGGGCCGGGCGGAAAACGGCGGCTAATTTATGCGACCTGCCCATGACGACCCAAATTTACTTCCGGGCTTCCAGTCTCAGGGGGGGAGCGACACGTTCTCGGAAGAA